TAACATTTCAGATAAGGACTGAAGCTTACCGTATCTGTCATCTCTTATCCAACCATATGTATGGTTACAACTAGGAGATGCAAAGAACGGAACTTTGTTAGTTTCACAATAGATCCTTTGATTGTCGTAATGAACGTTATTCATATACATAGAAGATTTTATAGCTATTTAATCCGCTTAACGGTTGGTATAAATAGCATGTTAGGAATACATAAAGAAAGAGCGTGACAGTTGTCTACCACACTCTATCTCTCTGATAATCAATCAGTTAGTACATAATAATTACTACAACTGCAGAAATAGAACTGAAGTTGGATAGTACACGAGCTGTTAGGTGTGTATACTTGGTAGTTATGTAGATGTACCAGTCTCTGAACGCAGCGTAACTACGGAAGCGTAGAGTTTTAGAATGCTTTAGCATAGATCTAAATTTAGTGATGGATGAATGCACGGTGTTTATGGTTATGTTCACCGTGGTTAGTGATAGTGATGTACATGGTAACGTACATGCAGCTAGAAATTAAGCTGCATGTACTACCAAAGGTCACCCCATTACAGGGTTCCTGCTTATGCAGGATTGCACCAATAAAGGTTGCCCTCAATTTGAGAGTCAGATAATACTACAGGTACTGTGTCACCTTTAGTGTATCCAATCTCTTCAGGGTTCTCACAAGCAAAGAAGCCGAATTTAAGGTCAGCTACTTGTGTGCTCATCATACGTTTCTTACCGTTCAAGGTTACCTCTTTAGTAGTTAGTTTGTTGTTTACTACTACGATACCTTTTTCTGTGTTTTTTACAAAATACATTGCCATGATTATGGATTTAAATGTGGATATAAATACCGGGTACACCCGGGCTAATGATAAGAGGGGGAGCCGATGGTTAGTAGGTCATCTCATCCTCTAGCATACTAGGGGGTACTACCGTGGGTATAAATAACCCCGGGGGTTGTTAACACATGTTGAAAAATATAAAATTGAAATAAAATAATATAATATTAAATTTGTTAAGTTTAAACTTATTAGGTATATTATAGTATAGACCAAACTAATAACCAATGATACACAAATGCAACATACACTGTCATACAGTGGATATAGATAAAGCTGAGCTAATGGGGTTAGATGATAAAGGTAGATGGATGCCGTTTGCTTTTGACATAGACTGCGTAATAGCATGTAAGCTTACATCAGATGATGAAGAAATGTTAGTGAATGGGTGCACCACTATATTCACTGAATATGGGGATACGTATATTATAGATACCCCATATGTAGAATTCCAAGATTTATATATAAAGTATAACGAGAGTCTTTATCCTTCAGACAGTGCGTCTGAAGCTGAAGAGGACGAACTAGATTTTTAATTTTTAAATAAAACCAAACATGTCAGAAAACCAAATTACAGAGGAACAACAAGTTCCCACCAAAGAAGAGCTTATTAACTTCTTTAAAGAACAAATTGAAGTTAAGAAGGTACAGTTAGAGCTTCAAGAGCTTAACACTAATTTAGCTGTAGCTAAAGCAGAAGAATTAAAAGCTTTAGGATTTATTGCTCAGATGACTACACAACCAGGTCAGAAGTCTGCACAACCAGAAGGACAACCGCATACAATTACTCAGGATGATTTAGATAATAATCCTGAGTTGGTGGAAGCGGGTGTACAAGTGGGGGATGATGTTATGATCCCTACGCAGCCAGAAGAAGCTCCTGTTAAAAAGTTAAAAAAGAAATAGAATGACCCCCCTTTATAAACTAAGAGACTATAAACTAGCTTATAGATTTGAGAGGGAACATCCTAAAGCAATCCAGTGGGACGAGGGGTATAAAACGTATCTCTTGTCCCAAGGTGATTGTGTCCAGGGTATATGGTTTAAAGATAAGACAGATCTTGTAGCAGAAATGATAATGACATGGACTAGTAATAATGTAGTACATGGTGATAGCTTTACAGTGATGCCTTCCCATAGAGGACAAGGAATAGGTCATGATATAGTAAAAGAAGCTTTAGACTGGGCAACAGAATCAGGGTTTGAATACTTTATAGGTGAAGCACGAAAAGGTGCAAGCTGGAAAGTATTTCAAGACTTTGGTGCAGAAGAAGTGTTAGTCTATAAAAATTGGTCAAAGACCGGTGAAGAGTATATAAGTTTTAAAATCAAATTGTAATGGCAATAGTAAACCAAGTGGATAAACGTGTACGGATGCAGCTACAAGAAATTGTTAAATATCAGCTGTTAACACATTGTTATCTGTATAAAATTCCTGTAAGTGATGCAGATTTAAATTGTCTGACATTACTAGCTATAGAAGGTGAGCAAGAGCTTACAAACTTCTGTAATAAAGCTAGTGATAAAGATATATTCTCTAGCACACAGTCAGTTAGAAACTGCTTAACAAAAGCAGAAAAGAAATCTCTTATTGTAAAAGAAGGGAAGAACAAGAAAAAGATTAGTATCAATCCTACTATTAAAGTGTATTCAAGTGGTAACATTTTGTTAGACTTTAAATTTTTATGTGTTGAAGCCTAAGAAGTCAAAAGAGCTTATCCCTGTGGTGGCTAATGAACTACAAATTAGTGAGCATCTTGTAAAAGAAGTGGTTGAATACTATTGGCAAGAAGTTAGAAAAAGCTTGTCTAGTTTAAAACATGCTAGAATACACATCACTAACTTAGGAGACTTTACAATTAAGAGTTGGAAGATTGATAGTAAAATAGAAATGCTGGAGAAGTTTGAAGAGACAAACCGGCAAAAGGGTCTACAGCAAATGACTGCTAGATTTAAAACTGTAGAAACTTTATTTGATTTAAAATCTGTTAAGAAATTAATGGATGAAGAAAAACAAAGAAAAGATTTTATTAAGTTACATAAAACAAAAACCAATGAGTCTAAAAGAGAACATAATCAAGATATGGAAGACCAAGGGTCAGATTCTTGAAGGAGTAGCTAACTCTATATTTAAAAAAGAAGATGTAGAAGAGATAGCTAAGAGTAGAATGGAGATATGTCACTTCTGTGATCTATATACAGAAAGTGATAAAGGATGTATGGTGGCTGGTACAGCACCATGTTGTAATCAAGAGTTAGGAGGATGTGGCTGTTCTCTTAAGTTTAAAACTAGATCACTATCCTCAGAATGTCCAAAGGGACATTGGAAAGCAGAAGTGAGCCAAGAAGAAGAGGATATGATTAATCAGAAGTTAGGAATATAAACAACAAACATATGAGCATTTTGAGATTCACCCCACAAGACCACAAGTACACAAGCATAGATGTAAAAGACACAACAGATTGGTTATCGGTTACAAGTTTTATATCTAATTTTAAACAACCATTTGACGCAGACAGAATAGCTGAAAAGTCATCTAAGTCTAAGAAGTCTAAATGGTATGGTATGACGCCTGAAGAAATTAAAGCAGCATGGTCTGCAGAAGCTCTTCGTGCTACAACATTAGGAACATGGTATCACAACTGTAGAGAAACAGATATTTGTGAACTATCTACAATGGAAAGACACGGTAAAACTATTCCTGTTATATCACCTATAGAAAAAGAAGGAATCAAGATATCACCTACACAAAAAATTACTGATGGTGTTTATCCAGAACATTTAGTATATTTAAAGTCTGCCGGCATATGTGGGCAATCAGATTTAGTAGAAGTTATAAATGGAGAAGTTCACATCACTGATTACAAGACTAATAAAGAAATTAAAACAGAAGCTTACACTAGCTGGGATGGCAAGGTGCAAAAGATGTCACCGCCATTAGCTCATTTAGATGATTGTAATCTAATGCACTATTCCTTACAGTTAAGTATGTATTTGTATATTATTCTTAAACATAACCCTAGATTAAAACCAGGTGTACTCACTATACATCATATTACGTTTGAAACTGTAGGCGTAGATAAGTTTGGTAACCCCATCACTGCTTTAGACTCTAATGCTGATCCTATAGTAAAAGATATTATACCTTATGACTTACCGTATTTGAAACAAGAAGCTATTGCTTTAATACATTGGTTAGAAGATAACAGAGACAAGCTTAAACCTAAACACTAATGAGAAAAGAATTATTAGTTACAGCAGCCAAAGAAAAAAAGCTTATTGTTGCTCTCACCAATAAGGTTATTGAAGCTTATCCAGATGCATCAGCTGATAACACTCTTTTAGTTATGGTGAGCCCTGACTATTCTGCAACAGTGGCTATGCATTTAGCTCATAATTTAAGCAAAGATGGTGAGATGTGTGACATACTTCCTATACATGTAGCCTATCCAGATGAAGATGTATATAATTATGTAAGAAAAGCAGATGAGGACATAGACTCATGGCTTAACTTCTCAGATGTGCAATATAAGTATTATCTTTTAGTGGAGGCAGGAGTTATTCGTGGTGGTACATACACATGGCTTAGTAAGTTATTTAGAAAAAAACTAATGGGTATTACAATAACTACTACCTTGTACGAAAATATAGGTAGTAAATTTCAAAGTGATGTTGTAGGAGAATACTATGATGACACTAAACAAGATCTCACTTTCTATTTTGAAAGAGAAAATAAACACTGGAACTAATGGTAAGATTATTTGATATACAAAATGGACAGGTAGTTCCAAGTGAACATTGTTATACATTAAAGTCTTTAAATGATATAATTGTTGAACATCCTTTAGAGTATATGAAGATATTTGCATATGTCTTTTATATGACATGTCCCAACCCAGATTTAAATCCATTCTTTGATGTACCAGAGACTGATAAGGAGGAGTTAATACTTGCAGAGGTGGATGCTGACTTCTCAACGGATGACGAGCTTATTAGCAACGCTATTAAGTTTTGTGAAAAGTTATATCAAACTCCCACCTATCGTGCCTACATGGGCATGAAAAGCATGGTGGAGAGGCTTGCTAAGTATATGGAGACTACAGAGATTGAACATGGTAGAGATGGTAACATTACAGCACTGATAAATGCTGCTGCTAAGTTTGATCAAATTAGACAATCTTTTAAAGCTACTTATAGAGATTTACAAGATGAACAACAATCACAAGTTAGAGGAGGACAGAATCTAGCTTACGATCAATAGAACATTGTAGAGTGACGAAATTGGGTTGTCTCAGTTATGACCCTGGCAAACGTACCCACCTGTCTCGTGGGCGGTGATACAGAAATAGATTGATAATATGGGGTAGACCACCAGCTTGCAAGCGTAGTGTTATCAATTGAATCTCACCTTGGTGGTTCGAGTCCACCCTCTACAGCATAAGGTTGACTGGAATAGCGTACTTTTAACTGTAGAAAGGGCAGTACGTGATCGGTTAGAAATGCCAGTCGTAAAAGCAGATGTCCACGCACCCATCTTCTGCTTTCCTAAACTTATTAAATATAAAACTATGGTACAAGACATTTACACAGATTATGAAATTAAAGAGTTTTCTGCAGCTGAACCCTTATCAGATATTGATGGATATATGCATGACTGGGTATTTCATTTTAATCCTTATAACAAAATGTGGAATGCTATTCCTAGAGACTTGTACACCAAGTATTGGGATAATTGTGAACTAGATGGTGTATTAAGAAGTAAAGATTTTAATACACTCTTGCATTTACTACATAAATGTAAAGGAGATGTGATTGAGATACATAAATTAACCTCAACTAAGTAATTGGAAAATAACATATTTATAGAAATACCCACTTACGAGTTGGGAGAATGGACTGTCACTACTTTTTATACAAGAGAAGAGTTTAGAGATTTTGTCCGTTCTATATTTAAAGAACCCGGTCAGTATAACTTCACTGAGAGTAGTTTGATATTTAATGGTGAAGCTCGTAAGTTTCAAAAGCAAGGATACTATTGTACAGCTCCTATAAAAACAAAAGACTTTATACATTACTGGGATGACCAAAAAGCTAAATGCCGTAACGGTATAATTGTAAAAGACGAAGTGGGTGTATGGTATATATCTAGAGACTATTATATGTGGTTGAACTTCCTACCTATATATGATAAAGAAGAAAAACGTTTTGATTTTGCAAAGGTGAGAGATGCACAATATCACATGGCTCTATATGAACATCTAGCAGAGTTAAACTGGAAACATGCAATCATTCTAAAGAAACGTCAGATAGCATCTTCATATTTCCATATGGCTAAGTTAATCAACCAATGGGTATTTGAACCAGGTGCCGTATTAAAGATAGGAGCTAGTCTAAAAGATTATATCAATGAGAAAGGATCTTGGAAATTTCTTAATGAATACCGTAACTTTTTAAATGAGCACACTGCATGGTATAGACCAGCTGAACCAGATAAGGTGGGAGCGTGGAACCAACAGATTAAAGTGAGACAAGGAGGACGTGATACATATAAAGGTTTAAAATCTACAATTAACTTATATTCATTTGAGAAAGATCCTACACATGGTGTCGGTGGACCTGTAACTTATTTCTTTCATGAGGAAGCAGGTATTGCTCCAAAGATGGATGACACATATGGATTTATGAAACCAGCATTGAAGTCTGGTCATATTATTACAGGACAGTTTATAGCTGCAGGATCTGTGGGTGATCTAGATCAATGTGAACCTATGAAAGAATATATTCTACATCCAGAAGAAAATGGTTTCTTTGGTGTAGAGTCTAATCTTATAGACAAAGATGGCACAATTAGTATAACAGGATTGTTTATTCCTGAGCAGTGGTCTATGCCTCCATACATAGATCAGTATGGTAATAGTAAAGTGGAAGAAGCTTTAGAAGCTTTAGAAACTGAGTTTGTTAGAATGAAACGTCAGTTAGATCCGGCAGCTTATCAGTTAACAGTATCTCAGCAACCTAGAAATATAGAAGAAGCTTTTGCTACACGTAAGGTGAGTGTATTTCCACCACACCTTGTGGCTAGACAAATGCAACGTATACAAGATAAAGAATATCCGGTAGAATACTTAGAACTATCTAGAGATAGTGATGGAAAGATTATAGACAAACCTTCTAGGAAGATTCCTATTATGGATTTTCCTGTATCTAAGAAGACTGAAGATAAAGAAGGAGTGATTTGTATATACGAAAGACCTCACAAAAGTCCACCATTTGGGATGTACTATGGTTCTGTGGATCCAGTTAGTGAAGGAAAGACTACTACGTCAGACTCGTTATGTTCTATATACATTTATAAGAATCCTGTGGAAGTTATAAAAGATGACGGTGACGGTAAAGTAACTAATACCATAGAACGTGATATGATCGTAGCATCATGGTGTGGACGTTTTGATGATCTTAATAAAACCCATGAGCGTCTAGAACTTCTTATAGAATGGTATAATGCATGGACAATAGTGGAGAATAACGTAGCTTTGTTTATTCAATATATGATAAGTAAGAAGAAACAACGTTATTTAGTACCTAAAGACATGATTCTCTTTCTAAAAGATATAGGAGCTAATCGTAATGTGTTCCAAGAATATGGTTGGAAGAACGTAGGTACGCTCTTTAAAGGTACTGTTTTATCTTATGGTATTGAATATACTAAAGAAGAACTGGACCATGAAACTAAACCAGACGGGGAAATAGTAAAAACTATTTATGGTGTAGAAAGGATACCAGATATGATGCTTCTTAAAGAGATGCAAGCTTACAGAGACGGACTAAACGTGGATAGATTAGTAACTTTTTGTGCTCTTATAGCGTTTGCTAAGGTACAACAATCTAACCGTGGATTGACTAAACGTGTAGAAGTTACAAAAGAAAACTTGGATAACTCCCAAAAATTTAGTAAATTAAATTGGAGCCCCTTTAGACATATAGGTAGCTCAAAAGGTAGTTCTAAAGACATGCGTCCACCTAGAAATGCTTTTAAAAACATGAGATAATATGGAAAACACTGCAGAAGACCTACACGTTAAAAAAGTAGCTATACTTTCTCGTTTGATTAAAGAAAGCTCTCTCACGCTTGAGGAAGCTTTGCTTCTTTTAAAAGAAGAAGAAGCTATAGAAGAAGATGTTGTACAAGAACCTAAGTATGTTCCTCAAACTGGTACAAGTACTTGGAGAACTACTCCATATACAGTTACTTATCCAACATTTTTGAGTGGTATTCCTACTACTGGTACAATCACTACATCTTCTAGTTCTTCAACATTTACTAATACCGCTGTAGATAACTCAGCAGACTTAAATAATTAAACATCATGCAAGTATATAATGCTCTAGACCTAAAAGCTGGTAAAAAAGCGGATTATAATAAGATGGGTACTCTTACCCAACCGATCCAGTTTTTACCTGAGAAAGAGAAAGATGAGGAGTGGAGAGCTTGGAACTTGGATTGGTTAGAGTTTCAGGGGATGAAACAACTTAGACGTAATGCTCGTAGATTGATGAAGAACTACAAGCTTGCTAAGGGTATTATTGATAAGACAGACTATATTGTAGAAGAAGATAATGAGATGGGTGAATTGATTGATACTCTTACAAAAGAGGATGAATCAGCTTTAGAACTTAAGTTTTACCCAATTATTCCAAATGTAATTAACGTATTATGTAATGAGTTTTCTAAACGTAGTTCTAGAATTATGTTTAGAGCCGTTGATGATATTTCATATAATGAGATGTTAGAAGCTAAACGTCAGATGGTAGAAGACGTATTAGTACAGCATGCTCAAATGAAGATGATGACTCAGATGATGGAGCAGGGAGCTGATTTTGAATCAGAAGAATCTCAACAGATGATGAGTGATGAGAACATTAAAACTCTACCTGAGATAGAATCTTTCTTTCGTAAAGATTATAGATCAATGATTGAAGAGTGGGCATCTCACCAGATGGCTGTAGATGAGGAACGCTTTAAAATGCAAGAGCTTGAAGAGCGTGCATTTAGAGATATGTTAATTACAGATAGAGAGTTCTGGCATTTCAATATGAAAGAAGATGACTATGAGCTAGAACTTTGGAATCCACTTCTTACCTTCTATCATAAATCTCCAGATATCCGTTACGTATCTCAAGGTAACTGGATTGGTAAAATGGATATGATGTCTGTATCAGATGTTATTGACAAGTATGGTTGGATGATGAATCAGGAACAATTAGAAGCTTTAGAAGCCATCTACCCTGTACGTTCTGCCGGCTATGCTGTACAAGGATACCAAAATGACGGTACATATTATGATCCTACAAGATCTCATGAGTGGAATACTCAGATGCCAAGTCTTGCATACAGACAGTTTATGTCTTTATATGACACTAAGTTTGGTACAGGAGACATTGTAGAATGGATTATGTCTGATTCAGAAGACACTATAGATTTTGGTAAATCACATCTTTTAAGAGTATCTCAAATCTATTGGAAGTCTCAACGTAAGGTGGGACACTTAACTAAAATTACAGAAGAAGGAGAAGTTATACAAGAGGTGATAGCTGAAACCTATAAGGTGACAGATAAACCAATGTATAATACATCTATTTATAAAGATAAATCTAAAGATAACTTAATCTTTGGAGAACATATTGATTGGATATGGATTAATGAAGTGTGGGGTGGTATTAAAATTGGTCCTAACAGACCAGCATTCTGGGGTATGAATAACCCAGGTGGTATTAACCCAATCTACTTAGGACTTAATGGTGGTAAACCAGGTAAGCTTCCTTTCCAATTTAAAGGAGATGCAACATTGTATGGATGTAAGCTTCCAGTGGAAGGTTCTGTATTCGGTGATCGTAACACCCGCAGTATTTCACTGGTAGACCTTATGAAACCGTACCAGATAGGTTATAATATCGTAAACAATCAGATAGCTGACATCTTAGTTGATGAATTAGGTACCGTTATTATGTTAGACCAGAACGCTTTGCCTCGTCACTCCTTGGGAGAAGACTGGGGTAAAAATAATCTGGCTAAAGCCTATGTGGCTATGAAGAACTTCCAAATGCTACCTTTGGATACATCTATTACAAACACTGAGAATGCTCTAAACTTCCAACACTACCAAGTGTTAAACTTAGAGCAAACTAACCGTTTGTTATCTAGGGTGAACTTAGCTACGTATTTTAAGAATCAAGCGTTTGAAACTATTGGTCTTAATCCACAACGCATGGGAGCATCTATTGCTCAACAAACTGCCACTGGTGTAGAACAAGCTATGAACGCTTCTTATGCACAGACAGAGCAGTATTTTATACAACACTCTGATAACTTAATGCCAAGAGTTCACGAAATGAGAACTGACTTAGCTCAATACTATCATGCTAATAAACCTAATATTCGTTTACAATATATTACAGGAACAGATGAGAAGGTTAATTTTGAGATGAATGGTACAGACTTCTTAATGCGTGATTTAAATATTTTCTGTACAACAAAGACTAACTCTCGTGCAATTATGGAGCAGCTTAAAAGTTTAGCTGTTAATAATAACACTATGGGTGCATCTATCTATGATCTAGGTAATGTAATTAAATCTGAGTCTATTGCTGAGTTAACTGGTGTTCTTAAGAAAGCTGAAGAGAAAACTAATGGTCAGAAACAAGCTGAAATGCAACAACAGCAGCAGATGCAAACTGAGATGTTAGAATCTCAAGAGAAACAAAAGCAGATGGAGATGCAGTTTAGAGCTGAACAAGCTGATCTTGATAGACAAACTGAACTTACAGTGGCTCAAATTAGAGCTGCTGGGTATGGTGCAGGATCAGATATTAACCAAAATCAAATGTCTGATTATCAAGATGCTATGGAAGGTATTCAAAAACAGGATAACTACCAAGACACTATGAACTTTAAACGTGAACAAGAGATCAATAAGACTTCTACTAATCAGCAGAAGTTAAATATTGAACGTGATAAGTTACAGACACAAGAAAGAATAGCTGACAAACAGTTACAAATTGCTAGAGAGAACAAAAATAAATATGACGTTAAGGGAGGGAAGAAATAATTATAGCTCTATTATCCGTACCTTAGATATAAATATTTTAAAAAAAGTAAATTTTTAAGATTTAAAGTTGTATATTTTTAATGTAGAGATACACACAAAAACCAAACAAATATGATTGATAATCAAAACAATGTACAGACATCTGTGCAACAAGTAGACCTTGACATTGATAGTTGGTTAGGAGCACCTGGAGCTGACAGTATTGTCACACCAGCAGGTGGAAAAAAAGATGATCCTAAACCAAATATTTTTAGTCAACCAAAAGCTGATTTAAGTTTCCTTGATGATGAAGAGGATAAAAATGACGCTGATGATAATAGTAGTGATAAAGATGAAAAGGATCCGAAAGGAACTAAAGTAATCAGTAAAGAAGAGACCGACCATCTTATAGATAACTTAGAAGAGTCTGATGAAGATGATTCTACAGCTAAAAGTAAAGCTGGAAGACCTAAAACAGAAAAGTCTGGATTAGTGGGGTTTCTTAAAAAACGTATAGAGTCAAAAGAGATGTTTGCTTTTGATGACTATGATGAAACAAAGCAAGACCTTGAAGAGTACTTAGGTAGTCTTGGGGAAAAAGATGTTGAAGAGTTGTGGCAAGCTAACGTAGACAATATGAAGTCTGAGGTAGCAGCTAAAACTCCAAAAGAATTCTTTGAAGCTTTACCTGATGAATTACAATATGCTGCAAAGTATGTAATGGACGGTGGACAAGATCTTAAAGGTTTATTCCAAGCGTTAGCTCAAGTTGAACAAGTGAGATCATTAGATCCTAAAGATGAAAATGACCAAGAAGGTATTGTAAGATCTTATTTACAAGCTACTGGTTTTGGTAATGAAGAAGAAATAGATGAAGAAGTAACCACTTGGAAAGATCTAGGTGTGTTAGAAAAGAAAGCTAAACAGTTCAAGCCAAAGCTTGATTCTATGCAAGAAGAAATTGTACAGAGTCAGATTATTGAACAAGAAGCTAAAAAACAACAACAGGAACAAGCTGCTGAAGCGTACATGCAAAATGTATTTGAAGCTCTTAGACCTGCTGAGATTAACGGATTAAAGCTAGATAAGAAGACACAAGCTCAATTATATAGCGGTTTAGTACAACCACAGTATCCATCTATTAGTGGACGTCCAACAAACTTGTTAGGACATCTTTTAGAGAAATACCAGTTTGTAGAACCAAACTATCCATTGATTGCAGAAGCTTTATGGTTGTTATCTAATCCTGATGAGTATCGTCAAACATTGACTAAACAGGGTAAGAATCAAGCAGTAGAGCAAACAGTTAGACAGTTAAAGACAGAACAATCTAGAAAGAACACATCTACTTATCAAGAAGATGATGAACCTAAATCTAGAAAGTTAGTTAGACCTGCTAACATTTTTAAAAGATAGAAATTTATATTAACTAAATAATTTATTAACCCTTAAATTTTAAAGCCTTATGGCAACTCCAGTTTTGAACAATGGTATATTTCTACGTGATACCAGTTATCAAACAAGTTCACACGTAGACTCGTATCACCTTTCAAACTTACTGAAGTCAGCTGAACCTACAGATTTAGGTCCTGTAGATTTGTGGGCTATGGCACAAAAAGTAGAAATGCCTTTGTACCAAATGTCTAGCTTCGGTGGTAAGAATGTTATCTCAGTAGATAACAATCGTGGTGAGTACAAATGGCAGATTCCGGTAACTCAGGATCTTCCGTATATTACAGAGGATGTAGAATCAGCTAATGCCACTAAAGGTATTGATGGTCAAGCATTCAAAATCAAAGTAAACAAGCGTTCTTTTGGACATGGTGATATCATCACTTATGACAAATACAACGGTGTTGAAATGTACATTACAGTTGACGATATTATCCCAGCTGGTGATGGTTTCATTTACACAGTTCAGTTAGTGAACAATGACAATGCTAAATACTTGGATAACAAGTACTTAAAGATTGGTACTAAAATGTTCCGTAAAGGTTCTGCTCGTGGTGAATATGGTGAAAAATTCTCTGACATTGGAAACGTTAACGCAGGTTTCCGTGAATTCTACAACTACGTAGGTGGTGCAGAAGCTCACGTTCATTATTCTATCTCATCTCGTGCAGACTTGATGATCAAAGGTGGATTGAAAGCTGACGGTACAGTTCCTGTAGTTGAACTTTGGAGAAACTTTGACAAATCTAGTGATCCTTCTATTACTAATTTAGAAGACATGGCTAACAAAATGGGTAAAGATTATGTAAAGAAAGCTTACCAATCTGGTCAGTTAACTCGTACATTCTTAACCACTTTAGAAGCTGCTCACTTAACAAAAATTGCAAATGACATTGAGACTTACTTAATGTGGGGTCAAGGTGGTAAGGTTAAACAAGACGGTCCAGATGATATCCGTTTGTCAGTGGGTCTTTGGAAGCAGTTAGATAACTCTTTCAAGCGTATCTACAACAAAGGTTCATTTAACTTAGATTTGTTTAAATCTGAAATCTTTAACTTCTTTAACGGTAAGGTTGAGTTCCAAGGACCAGATCCTAAGCGTCAGTTGGTTGTACAAACTGGTTTAGGTGGTATGAAATTGGTTAACGAAGCTATTAAGAAAGAAGCAATTAACTCTGGTTTAGTAATCAACGCTTCTGAAGTTGGTGCTATCACTGGAAAAGGTATGGACTTAAACTTTGGTTTTGCATACACTCAATACGTTATTCCTTTCTTGGCTAACGTTAAGTTTGTATTGAACCCAGCGTTTGATAACATTCACACAAATGATATTGAAAACCCAATTATTGATGGTTTCCCATTAAGTTCTTACAACTTTATCATCTTTGATATTACTGAGAACACTAACGACAATATTTACTTATTGAAGTTAAGCTGGGATAATCAATTGAAATGGTTCTATCAAAACGGTACAATGGATTACATGGGACGTACACAAGGATTCCAGTCTTCTGGAAACTTCAACGGTTACCGTGTATTCATGACACAGACTATGCCTGCTATTTGGGTTAAAGATCCAACTAAGGTATTGAAGATCGTTATGAGAAACCCAGTTACTGGCGGATCATTCTAAAAAAAATAGTATCTAAAGCAGGGGGTTAAAATCCCCTGCTAAGGATACATTAATACCCCCTGTAGATTTATCTGCAGGTTACCTATTGTACGCATACCATGACTGATCACATGGGAAGTTTGCAACTTCTAATAGGTTCTAAATATAAAAGGTTACATTTGTAACCAGTTATAACAAAAACCAAACAAACCAAATATGAGTAGTAATGTATCAATGGTGGAAAAGTATCCACAGAACAAACGTTCAAGTATTGCTATCCGTCCCTTTTTTGATCCTATTGTAGATAATATGGGTCTTCAGAAATACGGATTAAGTCTTTTTGACGGAGCGTTCCACGAGGAACCTATAGCTTGTTTAGAGATTAACGGAATTAAAAGATTCCTTACAGGTCTAAATGAATATGCTCCAGATATTAAAGAGTTACCACTTGAAGAACAAGAAGCTAAGATTAAACAGATTCGTGCTGTTGTAGCTCAACTTGAAAAAGAACTAGCATCAAATGTAGTTGATCCTGCAGATGATCAGTTTTGGAACAAGATAAAATTACTTAAACCAGATAACGATGAGTTCTGGGATAGAATTAAAGTGAGATGTGGTAACGAACCATTGTATTTAGAACCTGATAAAGACCCATATGATCTGATTAGATTATATGCTATAGAAGCAGGTGGTTTCTCAATAGTAGCTAAAAGCTTAGAAGAAGCACGCAGAATGTCTGTTCCTCCTAAGTTTTATCTAGATAAGTTAGAGGAAACTGCATCTATACAAACAGAGGTTAAGAAGATGCGTAATAAAGCTCTTTCTGAACTTCAGAAGTTATTTGACAAGAACCAAAATAAGTTACTATATGTAGCTAAAGTGTTAGATCCTAACAGTGCTCAGTATAAGAAGTCTACACCTAATGACGTTATCTATGATAACATGGATAAATACATTAATGGGGACTTGGTAGAAAAGGATAAGCGTAAGACAGCTCAAAGATTTTTAGATACTGCTAATCTAGATATGGAAACATTAAAGATTAGATCAATTATAAAAGACAGTGGGTATTACAAGTTTATTGCTACTAAAGCTGATGGATTTATTTATCATATGGAGACTACAACTATGTTAGGTAGAACACCAATGGATGTTCTTGAATATCTTAAAAATCCTTTAAATGAGGAAATTTTGGTAAACTTAACTAAGAAAGTAGAGAAGTATTGGAACCAGTAATAATATGAATAACAATCTCTTACAAATAAAGATCAAGCAAAGGCTGAATAAACTAGCTTCTTTTGATTATGACAACATAGAATGTTGGATGATTCAAGAAGCGTTTAATAAAGCTCAGTTAGAGTGGGTGCGTAGACGCCTCCACGGTCTTAATGCATTAAGAGAGTCAGCTGAGCAAAGTGTCACTGTAGTGGATGACTTACAAATTCTTCTTAATGAGATAGAATTGAAAGGTAGTGAAACACCTAAATACTTTGAGACTAATGTTATACCAGCTAATTTTTTACATTTTGTAAGAATTAGTGCAAAAGCTAAAACTGAGTGTTGTCCTCCAAGGAGCTTTGTAAGTGTCTATCAAGCTGAAGAAGCTAATGTAGATATCTTATTAGGAGACAATTTTAAACAACCTTCTTTTGAATGGGCAGAAACATTCTGTACTATTCTAGGAGATAAAGTAAGAATATATACAGATGGCAAGTTTAATGTAGTAGACGCAAAATTGATCTATTATAGAAAACCTAAAGATATTCAAATACAAGGTTGTATTAATATTATTACAGGATCAACTAATACATCTAATGTAGAATGTGAATTAAAGGATGATATTTGTGAAATACTTGTAGATGAGACAGCAGCTATTTTAGCTGGAGATGTAGAAAATATGAACCAGTATCAAAGGGATACACAAAATGCACAAAGAAATAGCTAATGATGCAGAAATTACAAAGACCTGGACCAATGGGACCTTGTGCTGAAACAGCTGCAATGATAGCTCATGCTCAGGCTCTTACAACAAGTGTTCATCAGTTACATCTTAAGATCACAGGACCTGGATCTTTTTCAGCACACAAAGCTCTTAATGAGTTTTATGATGGAATGCCTGGTTTAGTAGATGCTGTAGCTGAACAATATCAAGGAGCTCGTGAGAAGCTTCTAGACTTCCCAACTGTAGCTGCATATAAATGCGGTTCTGTGCAGGAAGCAATATCTCACATGAAAGAACTATATACAGAAGTTGTTGATTTACAGAAGATTATGCCTTTCTCAGAAATAGTAAACCAACTAGATGAGGTAAAGAGTTTGATATCTGCAACCAAGTATAAGTTAATGTTCTTAAGTTAAATTTGTTTTTTTATTTATTTATTTATAAACCCTTAAATTAAAGCCCTATGTATTTTCCTAATGCATTCCGCAAGTCGTTCTTGCCTGCTAGTACAACTCTAGCAACAACTGGTGGTACTGACGCTTTAACAGCTGGACAGATTGGTTTCTTTGATGCCAAGTCTTACCAAGTTGTTAGTGCTCAAGCTGCACCTTTTATCTTAGCTCAAGGTAGTTACTTTGCTGCTGACAAAATTGGTCCCGTTCACGGTGGCTACAAAGAGTCAGTTAAGTCTAAAGTGATTAACCCTAAGTACATTAGCCGTGTAATGAAAATTACTTCTGATGTACCTCAAAACCAAATCATCAAAGTAGAAGCTAATGCTTGTGCAGGTCTTGCTTGTGACAGCACTATCCGTCTACGTCTTGATGTAAAAGGTTCTCCTGCTCTTCGTTTTTTAAATCATCAATTGTACAAAACATTGGATGCTTACACAGGATGCTGTGATGCTAACAATGCTGCAATTGATCACACTGTAGCTCTTTTGAAATGGGCTGATCAGATCAACGAAGCTCTTGTATTGAAAGATTTCGTACAAGCTAAAGTATGGTTAGAAACTACAGCTTCTGTAGCTATTGATCCTACTGCTGCTTCTGCTACTATTGCTGTAGCAAATGCTGATGCTGCTCTTTTCCAAGTTGGAGAGAAAGTAGTTCATGCTTCTTTGGCCCCTAACTCAATTGTAGTGTCTATCGGTGCTGCTGATTCAGCTAGTTCTGGTAATGCAAACGTGGTTCTTTCTGTTGCTGCTGTAGCTTCTACAAATGGTAATGCTGCAATTTTTACTGCACAAACTACTGCTGGTTACACTCCTGCTACTTCTAGCTTAGGATCTGTAAACTCTCATATGGATGTTGTTGCAGCTTATGTTGAAACTAAGTTTGGTACTTGTACTTTCACTCCTACTGACAAGTATGAATTAGAGCCTTTGGCTATCTACGCTTCTGTAGTAGACGAGTCTGGTGAGCCTTGTAAGGTAGAGTGTATTTCTGTATCAGAAACAAGAGCTGCTAAGCAAGTATCTGGTCTTGGTGAAACTGTACTTCGTGAGTTGATCTTAGATGGTCGTTACTTACAAAACGCTTACCCTGATAGTTCTCGTGTAGATCATTTACGTATGCGTGAAATTGAAGCTGATCCAGCTTTGGCTACTGTAAACCGTAATGGTTTGTATGATCAAGTTATGATCTTACATTCTGTACCACGTTTCAGCAACCCTACTGGAACATTTGACAATGATCAGTATTTGTTAGTGGTTCACGTACCAGCTGGTACCGCAACTACTTCAATTACTAACTTCATTACGTCAAGTGCTACTGCAGCAGGTAACACTGTTACTTTAGAGACTTACTAAGAGATTTCTAGTAAATATTAAGAAGAGGGAGTGGACAATTATGTCCCTCCCTTTTTTTGTTTTGGAAAAGTCCTAAAAAATGGGTATATTATTATTGAGAACATGTATATAAAATTCATATAAATATTTAAAGTTTACTATAATGGCAAGCAAACATCAGTTAAGTTTAGAACTGCCTGATACCAATAATATCAAGGTTTTACGTCTATTTGACACAAGTTTATATGCTCAAGATTTAGCTATAGATTGTGGTACGCTCAGGATAACATCCCCAGGTTTTAATTTACCTGTAGCTATAGAAATTCTAAAAGGTTTTAATATTGTATTAAATGCCTGTAGCTTAGGGCTACAACGTACGAATTGTCAAGATGCTTCTCAACCACTTCCTGACGGAATTTATGTTATTAATTATTCAGTGGCTCCAAATACTTCTGTGTTTGTAGAGTATAATCATTTACGCACAACACAAACAATTAACAAATATTTTAACTTACTTTGTGATCTAGAAATGTCAGGTTGTGAACCAGGTGCTGATATAAAAGAAAAACTTGAAGAACTAAGACTTATTAAAGGGTTTATTGATGCAGCTAAAGCTAAAGTGGAATATGGACATGAACCTCAAGCTGGTATGGAGCTTTTAATCTATGCACAAAAAAGATTAAACAAGTATGCCACAGAGTGTGCATGCTAGTATTGTAATAAAAACCAAACATATATGAGAACATGTAACAATTGTGGAACTACAATTACATGTAGTTGCCAAGACAGAGTAGCATCAGATGGTAAACAAGTTTGCACACAATGCTCTGTAACCTATGAACAACAGCTTTTATTAGCTAATGTTCAATCTATCAATCAAAACAATGTAGAACAAAATGAGAACTCTGCTTCCTAAAAAAGAAAAGTATTATAAAGAATTTGCTGATGTGGTTAATAAAACCTATCGTCAAATGCGTTATGGTATTTCTTCTTGTAAACCAAGTGTTAGTGAAGACTTAGCTTTTATGAGGAAACATATTGTTGATTGGCAAGATTTAGAAGATGAAGATGCATTATGCAAAGCTAATCTTAACTATACAACATGGTTGCCTATTAGTTACAGAAATGATAACTCAGTACAATACGATCAGAGTGTAGATTTATGGGGAGCTGGTTATTTACGTGGTAATGTACCAAGTTCACCACAACAAATTGGTGTAGGATTAGCGTATGGTGCAAATAATCAAAACATAATTGAGGTAAACACTGGAGGTTGTGTAACTAGAATTAATCTTAATCCAGCTATCACTTTTAATAATAACAGTTCTTTTGAATTTGTACAGCAAACTGCTGCTACAGTATGGAACATTAGTCATAACATGGGGCTGAAACCAAATGTTAAGGTTGAAGATTTACAGGGTAATGATATTGTAGGAATTATAGATTACATAGATAACAACACAGTTAGACTTACTTTTAATCAGGCTGTAGCCGGTAAAGCATATTTATCATAATGGCAGTACAGAAGATATATGTAGACTACGATTTTAATAAGAATCAGATTCTTAATGCTAAGTTACAACCTGTAACTACTGCACAAAGAAATGCTTTAGCGTCTGGGTATAACTCTAATGATGCTGGTATTCTTGTATATGATACTACATTACAACTTTTATTTACATGGGACGGTAATCAATGGGATCAAGCAAGTATATCAGCTACACAAATAACTCAAATTGCAGAAGCTTTTAACAAAACAGTAGTTGATATTGACATAACTGCTAATACCACTACAAGAACAATAACATTAACATATAGAGATGGATTTAGTATATCAGACTCATTTACATTTTCTTATATTCACAATCAAACTACATCAAGTACAACATGGACTGTAAATCATAACTTGAATAAATATCCATCTGTATCCATTGTAGATTCTGCAAATACTGAAGTGATAGGTGAGGTTGAACATATAGATACTAATAATCTGACTATAAAATTTTCAGCAGCTTTTAGTGGAAAAGCGTATATAAACTAATTATAAAAAATAACAATTATGTCTAAAAAGTTTCTAACCAATCTGGACCTGACCAAAAACCAGATTTTGAATGTGGCTATCCACAACTTAAGTAGTGCTCCAGCATCTCCTGTACTTGGTCAAGTGTATTTTGATACGACAGATAAACGTATTTATTTCTGGGATGGTTTAGCCTGGGTAGATATGTCTGGTGATATTCAAGATGTATTGGGTGGAGCGGGTCTAACAGCATCTACTACAAATGATGTTGTAACCTTAGATGTTAACGTAGATAGTGCTACAATTGAGATTAACTCTGATACACTAAGAATTAAAGATCTTGGTGTAACCACTGGTAAATTAGCAGATTCTGCAGTTACCACGTTAAAGATTAATCCTAATGCAGTAACGTTTGCTAAATTACAACAGCTTAATAACTTAACAGTTATTGGTAATGTATCAGGAGCAGCAGCTAATGCAGCTGAGGTGACGATCATTACAGATATGGCTAACTCTAGTTCTAGTACATTAGCTACATCTACAGCAATCAAAACATACATTGATGCTAACGTAGGTAGTCTTGGTAATCTAGAAGGAGCTTGGTCAGCTGCTAGTGGTTCATTCCCTGTAGGTTCTAGTCCAGTGGCCGGCACTAAAGCTGGTGACTATTGGTATGTATCTGTAGCAGGAACAGTAGATAGTGTTGCTTTTAATGTAGGTGATGTAATTGTTGCTAAAATTAATGCAGCTTCTACTACACTTGCTTCTGACTGGATTCAATTAGAGGTTAACCGTGATCAAGCTACTACAACTGTATTAGGATTAGTATTTCTTGCTACAAACGCAGAAACACAAACTGGTACAGATGCTAATAAAGCAGTTACGCCAGCTAGTTTATCAGCTCGTACAGCTACAGAAACTCGTACAGGTATTGCAGAGATTGCAACAGATGCTGAATTAACAACTGGTACAGATGATACTCGTATTGTTACTCCGCTTAAATTAAAGACTTATTTAGATAACAGAACTGGTGGTTACGCTGCAAACATTGGAGGTGCTGGCACTTCTTATGCATTGACACACGGCTTAAACACTATTGATGTAATCGTGATGATTAAAGATAACACAACGTTAGAAGAAGTTATGACTGATGTAGTTATAACTGATGCTGCAACAGTAACTGTAAGTTTTGCTGTAGCTCCTTCTGCTAATGCGTATCGTGTAATCATCAAGAAATAATAAACTCTGAATGAAATTTCTATCTGACATACTAGCTAAAGCTGGTCTGACAGTAGATGGTGTAGTTACACTTAACAATACTGCTACTGGTCAGACCCCTAATGCTAATGATAACTCTACTAAATTAGCTACAACTGCTTGGGTTAGAACTTTTGTTCAGCCCTACAGTTTACCTATTGCCACATCTAGTGTGCTTGGAGGTATTAAAGTTGGTACTGGTCTGTCAATAGATGCAGGAACAGGTGTACTATCTGTAAGCGGTGGAGGAGCCGCATCTATTAAATCTACACAAACATTTACAGCTACAGCAGGTCAAACTGTCTTTACAATAAGCGGTGGCTATATTGTAGGACTTATTGATGTATTCTTAAATGGAGTATACTTATCTCCTAATCAAACTACAGCTACTAATGGTACTACTATTACATTAGGTGATGCAGCTTTAGCTGGAGATATCATAGATGTAATTATAGCTAGTCCTGTTTATCAAGGAGCTACAACTACTACAGATCAGCTTTCTGAAGGATCTACAAATTTATATTTTACTAATGCTCGTGCAAGAGCAGCTATAAGTGAATCAGTTACAGGGTTAGATTATAATTCTGCAACAGGTGTACTTAGTATAACTACAGGATATGGTATTCCTACAACTGCTAGTCAAACAACTTGGGATGCAGCTTATAACGACAAGATAAATAGTGCTGCAGTTACAGGCACAACTACAAAGACATTAACATTAACGCAACAAGATGGTGGTACAATTACTGCTAGTTGGACAGACGATAATACTGATGCTGTTACTTCTGTATTCGGTAGAACAGGAGCAGTAGTTGCAGTAAGTGGTGATTATACAACTGCACAAGTTACTGAAGTTACTAACCTTTATTATACAGATGCAAGAGCTCGTGCTGCTATTAGTGTAACAGGTTCTGGTTCTTATAATTCTGCTACTGGTGTCATCACTGTAACAGGAGGTGTAACTAGTGTAAACACCTTAACAGGTGCTGTCACTCTTACCACTACAAATATTGGTGAGGGAACTAATCTTTATTATACTACTGCTAGAGCAAACTCTGACTTTGATACACGTCTTGGTACTAAGAGTACAACAAACTTAGCGGAAGGAACTAATTTATATTACACAACAGCTAGAGCTAATTCTGATTTTGATACTAGACTTGCTACAAAATCTACAACTAATTTAGCAGAAGGTACAAATCTTTATTATACAGACACACGTGTAGGAACTTACTTAACTGGTAATTCTTATGCAACTCAGTCATATGTATCCACTCAAATTAATAATCTAGTATCAGGGGCTCCTGGTTTATTAGATACGTTAGATGAGTTAGCTGCAGCATTAGGAGACGATCCTAACTTTGCTACAACAGTATCTACTGCTTTAGGCAATAGATTAAGAATAGATATTGGTACACAAGGATTAACAGGTACACAACAAGGATACGGTAGAACAAACTTAGGACTAGGTTCTTTGTCTACTTTATCTTCTATAGGAGATGCTTACATTACAGATCTTGCATATTCTAAATTAACCGGTGTACCAAGTACATTTGCTCCTTCTGCTCATACACACGATGATAGATATTATACAGAAACAGAGATAGGAAACTTCTTCTCTGGTGCTTCTGTTATAACTGGATATAATAAAACTAACTGGGATACAGCATACGGTTGGGGAAATCACGCAAGCGGTGGTTATTTAACAACAGCTTCTGCTGCTAGTACATACGTAAGTCTATCTGGATCTTACGCTAATCCATCTTGGATTACAAGTTTGGCTTACTCTAAAATAACAGGCGTACCTGCATTCATCACTTCTTATACAGAAGTTGACACACTTGCTACCGTTACTGCACGTGGTGCTACGACTTCTACTAACTCAATTTTTAGTGGTGGTTTACAATCTAGAAAAAATCAAACTGATAATAATTATACTACAGCTGCTCTTTGGACTGAATCTTTTGGTACAACAACTACAGGTATAGCATTTCATATTAGTGGTGTCGTAGGTAAGTTCTTAGAAATGAGAACTAACGGTACTCTTTATTGGGAAAATAATCAAGTGTGGACATCTGGTACACTCACTAATTTAAACCAACTTACTAATGGTCCGGGTTATGTAACAGACTTAAGTGGTTATGTTACTTTAGCAAGTGTACAAACAATAACAGGTAAGAAAACATTTTCTAACGCTTTTGGTGATAGTGATCCTGTTGTAGCATTTACAGGTACAAGTAGTGCATCATTTCAATATATTACTACTGCTTATAATGCAAGTATTTCTGCAGGTCAAACAATTGCACATTTTATAGGTAGAGCAAGTTCGAGTAGAATGAGTGCTTATATTGGTTATCAATATGCAGCATCAGATTCTAATAGTAACTTTTTAACTTTAGGACATTGGGGGTATGACCATCTTATAAAATTATATCCAACAGGTCAAACTATTATTTCAGGTGCACTATCAGCATCTAATATAAGTAGTAGTGTTACTGCTAGTTATATTGTACAGCGTGATGCTAATGGATATATATATGCTAACCATGTAAACTTTAGTACTACAGAGTCTGAAAATCCTGTAATCAGTAGTTTTATTACTTCTAATGGTGATGGTTGGTCTAGAAAATCTAGTCTTGCTCATGTAAGATCTCAATTAGGAAACTATGGTGGGTGGATAACTGGATACACAGAAACAGATACTCTTGCTAGTGTAACTTCTAGAGGTGCTAGTACATCTACGGCATTGTCTTTAAATGGTGGTGTTATAATTACTGGGCCTAATGCCTGGAATGCAGCAACACCTATGTTAAATATTGGAGGTAGTGGTGATGGTAGATTGCAAGTAAGACATATATGGGGTAAAGAAGCAGGTACTGCAAGTCCTGATCATTTGTGGTTGCAGTACACTAATTCTACTTTTGGTGTTCAAATCGGTGCGAATGGAGGTTCAAATCCATTATATGTAGCCGGAGATATTTACATGGGTGGTTATTTTACAGGAAGTCTTGTAGCAACAAGAACTTGGGTTACTTCTCAAGGATATATAACTGGCTATACTGAAACAGACACACTTGCTAGTGTAACAGGAAGAGGAGCTAGTACAACAGCTGGTATTAATGTTAATGGTAGATTGACAGCTGCAGGTGGAGGAACATATGCTGTTACTGGATCTTCTACTCAAAGATATATTATGCAAGCTTTAAACACTTCTAATAGTGTTAATGCTGCATATGGTTGGTGGTGGTATCATAATGCAAATGGTGACATGGGTTTTCATGCTGATGCCGTTGGTGATATATTGAATATTACAAGAGGAGGTGGAGTAACTGTTAATGGTAATACAATATTAACAGCAGGTAATTATAATTCATATGCATTACCTCTTGCAGGTGGTGTAATGACAGGAGCATTAGTAAATAATACTGATGGTGCTGTATTAATGGAATCTAATGCTTCCGAGAATAATAACTGGTTGTGGAAAGAAGCTGCAAAACAATGGGGATTATTTTGGTTTAATAGAGGTAGTCAATCTGGTCAAACAATTGGTACATACAGTACAATTGGTGCTGAATTAATGTTTATGGGTGGTAGCTCAGGTATAGCTATGCCATCAGGTTGGACAGGATATATTGCCGGCAGTAATATAGCAGCAATGATATCTAACTGGAATGGTTATATTTATTCTGCTTCTACAATATATGCTGCAACATCAATGATTGTAGGTGGTAATACAGTTTATCATACAGGTAATCTTCCTACTATTCCTACTAACAATAATCAACTTACTAATGGTGCAAATTATATTACAAGTGCAGCAACAGTTGCAGGTTTAAATACTACATTTTTAGGAACAGGTTCCACAAATATAGATAGTGGATATTCAAGAGTAGTTAGAAATGAAAATGGTGCAGGAGGTAATCCAACATACGCCCCTGTATTACACTTAGCTGCTTCTGATACAATGTGGCAGATAGCCGCAGGACACGGTGGGCAAACCAACTTAGTATGGAGATCAGGATATGCAGGTACTTGGGCAACCCCTTGGTGGACTGTATGGCACTCAGGTAACGACGGAGCTGGATCTGGTTTAGATGCTGATTTGCTAGATGGATTAAGTACTGGTACTTCAACAAATAATATTCCTTTTCTTAATGGTAGTAGAAACTTAATTATAAATGATCCTGAATCATATTCAGGAGAAGTAAGATTAGGTGCTGCTTGGTCTAGAGCAGGTGTTTATGCTTCTAACACGTTATCAATGTCTACCTCTTCAGGTAATATTAATTTTGTATCTAACGATGCAACAATTGGTGGGTTTAGATACGATAGTACAAATGGTACAAGGTTTATTGTTGGGTTAGATGGTAACGTAGCAACACCTTATACATTAGTTGATGCAAACAAACGCCCTATAATGTATGCTAGAGGACCATACCCTGTATTAGTATTAGATCATACAGATCCAAGTAATACTAATCATGGTCCTACAATTCAATTTGCATTTAATGGATCAGACCAACGACAATGGGTAATTGGAGCTTCTGGTAATGGTAGTAGATTAGATTTTGGTATGTCTAATACTGCTTATGGTAATACAAATTATAATCCTCATAATGGTATAGCCGGTTATCAAGGTAAAACTGTTATGAGAATAACAGAAGGTGGTGTAGCTATTGGTAGTTTAGGAACTTACCCAACTATTAATTCACCTGCGTATGAGTTAGATGTTAGAGGTAATATGAGAGCTACTGGTATTATTTATGCTAATAGTTATTTAGTTACTCCAACTATTTATAGTGGAGGGGGTAGTATTAGTTTTGGAAATAATGTAGCTAACACAATAATTGCTCCTACATCAGCATCGTGGGCAGAAGGATTATCATTTACAATGCCTTCAACTACTACATGGGGTGGTTTAAGATGGAGAAGAGAAAGAGGTAACAATGATGGAAACTGGTATATAGGATTTACAGCATTGGATGCAACAGATGATTTAGTATTTGGGGCTAATAACGGAGGTACTCAAGTTGACAATATTATTAGACTTACTAAAGCAGGTAATGTTAGCACTTCTGGATCATTTACAGTTGCTGGAACATCAACACTTAATTCACAAGTTAATATAAATAGACATATTGATGCTAATACAGCATGGGGCTCTTGTACTTCTATATTTGTTGGTTGGAGTAGTGGTAAAGTAATACTAGGAAATGGTAATAGTGGTGGGCATGATTATGCTTTAAATCTTGGATGTAATACTATAGTATCTACAAATCCATTTTATTGTTATCAAGATATTACTGCTTATTCAGATTCTCGTGTCAAAGATAATGTAGAAAAAGTTGAAGATGCTATAGAAAAAATAAAATCTATACGAGGAGTAACATTTACTCGTAATGATATACCAGATATTAATAAACGTCATGCTGGAGTTATAGCTCAGGAAGTATTAGCTGTATTACCCGAAGTTGTAACTGAAGATGATAGAGGACATTATTCAGTAGCTTATGGTAATCTTTCGGCTTTATTAATAGAAGCAATTAAAGAACAGCAAGTACAGATAGAATCTCAGAAGAGTGAGATAGAAGAACTAAAAGATTTAGTACAACAACTTATAAATAGATAATAGTATATATAATGAACAAACAAAGGAAGACCTCCCATATACTTAACGTATTTCAGTATGATGATGCTACTGGTATTATAGGGCTTAACGGAGCTCCTGTATCAGGGTATGGATTATATTTAACTACTAACATTAATGATGGATCTGTCGGTATAGACAGTTCTGCAAGTATTAATGCTTTATATCTACTTAAGAATACTACTAAGCAGTTTGAGATTAGTTACGACACTTCTGGTGCTACTAAACTATTTAGACTTCTTCCATATCAATCTGGTTCATTTTTTCAAATAGGTAATCCATCTAACGCAGCAAATAGTAATTCAGACTATGTATTTATTTCTGAATCAGTTTATGGTAATGTATTAATAGGTCCTGGTATTGGTAATGCAGTTAGTAACTTAACTGGAGCTACTGCTTCTATACATAAAGTACAATTTAACGGAGCCGTCTTTGCAAATAATTCTATACAAGCTACAAGTTTTAAAATAACTGGTGGTGCAAGTACAGGATTTTTAAAAGCAGATGGTACTGTAGATGCAGTAACTTATTTATCTGGTAATCAATCTATTACTGTTAGCGGTGATGCTACAGGATCTGGTACAACATCTATTGCTCTTACACTTGCTAATACAGCAGTGACGCCCGGTACTTACGGATCTACTACATTAGTACCCGTAGTAACAGTTGATTCTAAAGGACGTATTACTTCTGTAACCACAGCTGCTATATCAGGATCACT